GTAGCAGGCTTCTTAAATATTAATCAAGATAGCAAGTGCATGTATTTGCGCATAATATCTCGTTAATTAAACTATTTACGTCTTTATACGGGTCCATATGAACCTCAACACCTTCTTTAATTACCGACATATAAGAACCGGGGTTGGAGGGTGTTGAAACAAAGTCCCAACATAATAATTCAAAGTCATCTTGTACTTCTAAAACACCATCTCTATCCTCAAGTGAACCCATACCACGTGATGAAACACCTACTGTAATATTGTTTTCAATTAATGCCTTAAGGATGTTACCTGATGGAGTAGGTAAAATTTCAATCTTACCCATTACTCTATCTCCGTCCCACCACATATCTTTAATATTATGTGAAACGTTTTTGAGATTGATTATTGATGATTCTGGGTGATCTAACTCACCTAATGCTCTGTTTTCCTTTACAGATTGCATGTATTTATCAATTTCTCTATCCCAAAGTTCTTTAGGGTAATAACGACCATTACCGTTTTTAACTTCAGCAGTCGCTAGTATACCCTCAACCATAGGATTACCCCTATCGGACATTTTACCTTCGGATAATAATATGCCCTTTGGCTTAAATAATTGAGTTTCTACTAGTACTTTTTTCATTAGTCCTCGTATTCTTCAGATACTTCTACTTCGTCAACAATTTCTTGCTTAACGTATTTTTTACCACACATTTTTTCATACACTTTTTCCATCTTGGCTCTACGTTTTTCTAGATCCTTGATTTCTTTTTGCATGGCTTTGATTTTTTTCTTATCTGCTAATTCTGATAAGTCATCATCTTCATTAACCATTTCTACTCTCTGTGTTTTAGAAGCAATTAGTTCTTCTAAAGCATCCATTTGAGCTTCCATTGTTACAGCTTTACCTTCTTTTTCGATTTCAGCTAATTTAGAATCAATAGATTCTTTTTTAACTTTTTTCTTAGCTTTAGCTTTTTCTATTTTTTCGCCTTTTTCAACTCCAGCTCCGAATGCATCTTCTTCGCCTTTATCTTTAGCGTCTACATCTTTTGAACCCTTATCGTCACGTTGGAATTCATCATATGATTCGTAAACATCAATCTCATTTAAAAGATCAACTATAGATAATTTATTTTCCTTAACAGGAACCATTTGGTCTGTTTTTGAAGCAGCTAACCCAGGAGCATCATCTGTGTAACCTAGACCCTTAACACCAAACTGACCATCTTTAACGTAGTAGTTAGCATCCTTAGCTAAGTTTTTAGCAACAATCTCCTTTAATTGAGCTACATCTTTATCTGCATTTTTTGGATCTTTCATTTCAGCGTAGTATCCATTTAAGAATTCCTCACCATAAACATTGTCCATGTCTTTTTCGTCCTTATAGTCGTAGCCAGCAGTCTCCATTTTTTCTACCTCTTTGGTAGTTTTCTTTTCTACTGCTTTTGCTTCTTCAGCTAAGAATGAACTAAAAGCTTTTTCAAATCCTTTTTTCTCTGTAGAGATAGAATTTATTGGTTCTAAACCAACAAAGTTTTCGGATAAGATTGATTTGTTTTTTAATATACTCACGGCATCCTCTTGTTTGGTCATGTTAGTAACATACTCTGGGAAGAGTCTACGGGCAGACTTTAGGAACACATCAGCATTCCCTTTGCCTTCTTTAAGTAAATTGTATTGTTCTTGTAGTGTTTTCATGGTTATAAATATTATAAATTTTATGCTCCTACCCCTCTTAACCTAAAGGACGATGCTACAATAGCATTGGTTGGAATAAATGTTAAATTACCACCACCAGGAGCTACTACTACTGATGTTTTATAATCGTCTTGTAAAATGTTTGATAATCCACTTCCAGTAGTAAATGTACCCACACAATTTTTAGGTGAGGTAGATGTATATGCTGTTTCTCCTGGATCTGGAACTGTTTCTAATGTGAAATAGGAATAAGTATCTAAAGGGTTATCAATAATGTAGGTAGTAGAAACTCCAGCACCTATATTTGAAGGTTGGAGTTCAATACTTTGTGTTACAGATACATTAAAGTTAGCCATTACTCTTCTTCTTGATCTTGGTTAAACATCTTAATTACATCTTCAATATAATCTACAGCTAAATCTGTTGAATATACTACTGAAAATGATGTTGGATTTTCCTTGTAAAATTTTTCAGTATCAACCCTAGCATCATCTATTAATACCTTTAAACGAGCCATCTTATCCGATACCTCATCAAAAGCACGAAGGCGTTCCTGTTGGAACGCTTTTTCGCTTTGTGGTTGTTCTTTTAATTTAAACCTATACATTACTTCCAAAGATCTTTTACTTCAATACCCTTAGCATCTTTTCTAAGTTTTTTAGTATCTACAGGTTTATATCCTAGTTTATAGTAATAATTAACAGGTTTTTTCTTTTTACTAAAAGCAAAAGGGGTAGCGTATTGTGCTCCCTTACCTGGGGTAAATGATGCTCCCCCACCTGTAGTTGATATTTCGTCTACACCCTTTATTTTAGCGTATTCTTCAGGATGCTCATTCCTAAGATAAGTCCTTAAACTATTTTTTAGTTTACGAACATCATTATAGTAATCCTGGAAGAATGGTTCATCTTTTGATTTTAAAGCTACGGCTTTAGCATCAGCAAGTAATTCAGATACTTCTTTAAAAAGTTCCCCATAGTTAGCTGTATACTCAACAGACCAAGTCATCTGCCCAGTTTCGGGGTCAGTTGATTTTAGGTCAGTTTTAAATCCTTTTGAATCAGCCATTTGCTTTTTTGAGTTCTTCGACTAAAGAAACATACTGCATCAGATTAACTATGTCATCTGATTTTACAGTAGATTTTTTGTCCATTTCTACTAATAAAGATATAACCTCATTAATTTTAATTTGAACTACTTGCTCAGTAATGCTACCATTCATCCCCAATAGTTGAGATTTAATTTCATTTACTTGAGTGTTGTAAAAATTTCTTAATGTTGCTGTTGAGTCAACAGAGTTAATAAATTCCTTTAATATTAACTTTTGTGATTGGTGAAGATTAGAATACTTACCATTAAACTTTTCTAGTAAAATCTTGTAAGTTAAAATTCTTGTATCTTTATCGTATTCTTTAAACTCATTAATTACATTATTTTTTACCTCTTCAGTAGAAACGTTACTGGCTGTTAGGTGTTCTAATAATGTAACTTTATTGGAGATTATTTGGTTGGTATTTGTAATTTCTGGGGTGTTGTCTATTTCTACTAATGTGTAGAATGAGGCATATGCCTTATAGTGGGGTAATTTATGAGAAAAGAAAGCTTGTGTGTCATAATGAGCTTTAATTTCTTTAATTAAATTATACTTTTCATTTCTTAATCTACTACGATTTAATTTCGCAGAGGATTCTAGTAAAGTTTGAACCAGTAGGTTAGCTCTAGACTCAGAAAGGTGAATATTTTTTGTAAGGGACTCATATAATTTGAGTTCTTTACTTAATTCACTTTTACTAAAATATTTTTTAATAATATTAAGAGCCGACGATTCAGTCGAATTTAAAGTATCAGCTGTCACTTGACGAACTAATAATTCAAACAGAATCCCGGTATTTTTGTACTTTGAATGCTTAATGTCCATTCTCAAATAATTTGTTATAAATATATAAGGAGATACTAACCTTTAATTCTTGATTCATCTAATAATGATTCTTTACCTTTATCCGAAGTAAATACCATTTCTTTACCCATAGACTCAATCAATTGTTTATTTTTAGCATATACTGATTGAGCATTTTCTAAGGTAGACTGTGATGATCTTGTTGGGTTATTATAATCGTTTTTCATCCCATCCGCTCCTAATCTATCTTTACCAAAATTGCTATCCTGGGTGTTACGGTTAGAGGCTTTTTCTTGGGGTCTACCTAAAGTTTCTTTTTCATTATACCCATCAGGTACATTAGCAGGATCACTCTCCATCCTCCCTTGCCCATATAATGAGGCTAAATCATGAGGTGTACCGTAAGATTTACCGGTTTCTAATGGATCATTACCTTCGGCTTCGATTTGACCTTCACGGAATTTACGTTTTTTATCTTGAAGGATAAGATCACGATATTCATCGAATTGGTCTTCACTAAAGTGGAAAATATTATCATAAATCCAATCTGTAGGTAGTAAGTTATTCTCCATAATAGAAGAAGCTAACTCTACTTTTTCCTTCATTAATGCAATTCTTTCTTGATCATATATGATAGAAGGAGTTGTTAATGATAATTCAAAGTTTACTAACTGCTCATCTGTAAATCCTTGGGCATATAAGTGAACTAACGCTATTTTGTATAATTCTGAGACTAAGATACGTTGGATGCGCTCTATGGTTCTCCCGAATCTAATATCTTCAGCAGCTAATGTAGCTTTACCATCTGTGTTTTCATCATAACCCATAAATGCTTTTGGCACTTTAAGGGCAGCAAATAATTTATCTCTTAGATACTCAACATCTTGGATACCATCATATTGCAATCCTGGGGTTGTATCAATCTTAGTTGCTGTATCATTACCTCTAACAGGGATGTAGAAGTCTTCGAGCATGTTTTGAACATTATATTTAAGATCATACTCACCTGTTTTTTGGTCAATGTGTGGAGTGCGTTTCATTGTAGAAATTGTTTTCTGCATGAAATTTTCTACTTCGGCAGGTGGGATACCACCAACGTTCATATAGAAAATACGTTTTTCAGGTGCACGAACAATCCTATGGATTAACATTGCATCCTCCATCAAAGTATACTGTTTGAACAATTTACGACCAGGCTCAATATATGAACGACCATAAGGGAGATAATTCATATCAGATAATAATCTAAAGTGAGCTATCTCATAATTATCAAATTGAATCCCCGTAGTTTGTTCTTGGTTTGGGGTATAATACATGCCTGAGCTACCACCAAAGAATCCATCTGGGTTGTAATTAAATATTACCTTTGTTGGGTGTTCAGGATCAAAATTTTCTTGTCTTTCAATGTGGTAAGCAGAATAAGGGATAACATTATACACACCAAATTTTTCGGAAATTTCTAACTTTAAAAAGAAATCACCATACTTACACATTTGTCTAACCCATGACCATAAGTTAAACTCGATATTTAAAACATCGTAAAATAGGTTATATAGAATTTTTTGAATATCATCATCCGAAGAACGAATAGATAATACTTCACCCATATCATTCTTTAAGGTAGATTCATCAGCTATGATATCTAAGGCTGAAGCGATGATGGCATCAGTGTCCATAGCATCATAATCCGAGTACAATTGAGTTCTTAAATATTGGTAATTTAAGTTGAATTGTTGCCCATGAAGGGATGTGGATGCTGGGTTTTGATAAATGCCTTTGAATCTATTCATCAGGGCGTTTGTTTCAAACTCTCCGGATGTTTGGATTCTATCGGCGTCTATTACTCTTAGTTTATCTCCCCCTTGGTTTCTAATGACTACATCAGTAGAAAATAAACGTTGTAATCTTGGAAAAAGTGATTTATCTGCCATTATGATTTATCTATATCTTATAAATATGTTAAAGGAGCCAACTAATGTCTTCTTTATTACCGTTAATTTCTTGACTATACGGGTTTTTATTGACTCCACTGTTGGTTCCATACCCCGCTGAATAGCTAGTTCGTTGTGATGATATATTGCCTAAAGTAGCTTTTGTCATGTCTATACCCTGTTGTCTAAACTTAAATGAAGTATCTCTCATAAACATCGCAATACAAAATGACATTACTAAATCATCATTATAACCTTGCTGTGCTTCTGCTCTACCGTTTCTCCAAACGAATACTTTCATTTCACTTATTAATCTTCTGGATTGTATTGTTACTCCTTTATCGCTTACATATTCTTGAAACTTACCAATAGCCATTGGGCGTGTTTTAGAAGACATAGTAAAACCAGGAGTCATTTTACTTGTATCCATATATTGCTCAAAATACGAATCAGAATTTACATTTCCACTTTTAGGTGAATAATAAAGATTAGGGTAACTACGATCTATTAGAATTTGAAGAGTTGCCCACCCTATATTAGCATTTTCGACTACAAGTAAAGCATTATTATATTCAGTAGCTATACCAAACAATAGATGACCATATTCCTTAGTGCCTATTTGGCCCTTATATTCCCCTACCTGAGTATTGGATTCAATATCAATAATGTGGAAAGCCGAATAATCTTTCCCATCACCACGAGCTACATCAGCTACAACCATATAACTTCTTGAATAGTCCGCGGGTTCCCAAATCCATAGATTTTGATCAGCCCCACGTTTTTCTAAAGGATCTTTAATGTAGGTTGATTCATAGAATTCAACATATTCATTGTAGAATACAGTATCACCTGAGGTGCTAAAATCACAATCACATTCCTGAGCTGCTAATCTGGGATCACCTAAAAGTTCATCTTGCCTATCACGCCAAGTTTGAT